AGAATCGGGCATGACAGATGGAGATGTTTAAAATTAGAAAATTATTAATGGCAATTAAACACTATAATGATGCAATCTGTTACGCACTAGCCGGTATCTTCGGCACAATTAGTGCGTTTTTGTTTGGTCTAATTCCAGGAATGGTTTTCCTGTCGATTTTGTGGCTCATGTTTGGCTTATTAATTGATTTGCCAGCTACTAAAGGTGGTGGTCAATAATGGCTATTTTAAGAGGCAAGTTTCAAGCGTTATCCGGTAGCAAACAAGCCTATTCGCTAAACGATGCTAACTTTATGAGCATTTTCAACAATGGAACCGACGCTCAATATGTGAGTGCTGATGTTGCCTTACAAAATTCAGATATTTATTCGGTAGTGACCCAATTATCAGGCGACTTAGCCACCGTTAAATATAAGGCCAATAAACCACGAGCACAAAATATTTTAGATGCACCAAGCTCAACATCTAATTCGCGTGGCTTTTGGCAATCAATGTTTATGCAAGCACTGTTAAATGGTGAAGCATTTGCCTATCGGTGGCGTAATATTAATGGGATTGATTTGAGATGGGAATATTTGCGTCCGTCACAAGTTAGCGCTTTCCTACTAGAAGATGGTTCAGGACTTACCTACAGTATTAGTTTTGATGAACCTGAATTAGGTGTCTTAAACAATGTACCGCAAAGCGATATGATTCATTTGCGTTTATATAGTAAAAATGGTGGTAAAACAGGCATGAGTCCACTGTCAGCATTGTCTAGTGAAATCAACATTAAAGATTTATCAAACAAGTTAACCCAAAATGCGCTCTCACAATCGGTAACATCGCCCGGTGTTTTGAAGATCAATAACGATAAAGGTTTAATTAATTGGAAGATAAAAGCATCACATTCTCGTGAGTTTATGCGACAAATGGCTGCTTCAAATAATGGGCCAATTGTAATTGATGGGTTGGAAGACTGGACACCACTTGAGATTAATTCGAACGTAGCTAGTCTCTTATCGTCGGTCAATTGGACGTCGACACAGGTTGCCAAAGTTTACCAAGTACCAGATAGCTATTTAAATGGCACCGGCGACCAACAATCTAGTCTTGATCAAATCAAGGGTAATTATGCCAATACGCTTAATCGATATGCCCAGATGATTGTTAGTGAGCTAGACAATAAACTATCAGCAACCGTGACAGCTAACATTAGGCCAGCTATCGATCCGCTAGGTGATGATTACGCGGCAAATCTTGCGGCCATGGTGAAGAATGGAGGACTTGCTAATAACCAATTTAATTGGCTGTTGCAGGATGATGGATATTTCCCAGCAGATATGCCGGAAGCTAAAACGCAACCGACTCAACAGGTGGTAATTCAATCAAATGATAAAGGTGGTGATAATGATGGTAACAGTGCCAATTAAAGGTGTTGTATCAAGTGACGATGATGCCGAAGTATATGAATTCTTTGGTTATACTGTAGTAACCCCAACGAATGTGGCCACAGTGCTTAAAAATGCCAGTGGGCAACCAGTAACAGCTGAAATTAATTCACCGGGTGGTGATGTGTTCGCTGGTTCTGAAATTTACACGGCATTAAAGAATTATGTCGGTGATGTGGAAGTAGATATTGTGGGCTTAGCGGCATCAGCAGCTTCAATTATTGCGATGGCAGGTGATACCGTGAAGATCTCACCAACGGGTCAAATGATGATTCATCGAGCTTCAACCATGTCACAAGGCAATGCAGACAATTTGGCCAGTGATCTGCAAGGGCTTGACTCAACTGATCAAGGAATTGCCAATGTATATGCCGAAAAGACGGGCATGAGCGTGCAAGATATTTATAAAATGATGTCTGACGAAACTTGGATCAATGCACAAGATGCCGTTAAACAAGGTTTTGCGGACGAAGTTATGTTTGCGAAACAACCAGCAACGGTGACCAACATCGCAAATGGCTCATTATTCAGTAAAGATATGATTTCCAAGGTTAAAACGTTGATGAGAAAAGCGGCAAAGCCAGAGCCATTAAATGCAAAAGAAAATAAAACCGAAAACAATAGTCAATCTGCGGATTCTGTAAGGAAGAGCAAATTGGCTATTTTGTTTGGCGAAGACAAAGAAAAGGTGATAAGTAATGGAATTAAGTAAATTACACGATGCATGGATTAACGCAGGCCAAAAGGTTGCCGATTTACAAGACAAACGGCAAATGATGGCAGTTGAATTGGTTGCTGATCCAAGCAAATATACAGCAGATGAAGTTAGCACGGTTAACAATGACTTGAACAAGTCTAAAAGTGTTCGCGATCTTGCTAAGTCAGCTTACGACGATGCAGTTGAAGACCAAAAGGTTCAGACCGCTAAGACTAATGCAGTCCCAACGGGTGTGGCAATTTCTCATAAGAAAGACAGTAAGGAAAAATTTGTCGATCAAGTCAAGGACATGATGCGTAATCCCAACAAATATAACATGGTCAGTTCTGACGGTACTACTGACACTACATCAGGAGCAGGTCTAACCATTCCTGATGATCAGCAAACTGCGATTAAACAATTAGTCCGTCAGTACGCATCACTAGAATCACTAGTGAATGTTGAAGCTGTCAGCACTCTAACAGGAACACGCAACATTGAAAAGTTCTCAACCATTACACCAGCCACCAAAATTACTGATCAAAACACGGATGCAGCTGAAGGTGACTACCCAGCTATCAAAACAATCAGTTACAAGATTGCCGATTATTTGGATGTATTCTATGCAGCTAATGATTTGTTGAACGATTCTGCTGAAAATATTTTAGAATGGTTAAACACGCATATTGCGCGTAAGGATGTAGTTACTCGCAACAACGCCATTTTGTCATTACTTCCTAGTGCCACTAAAAAAGCTACGATTGCTAAGTTTGATGATATTTTCGACACGATGTACAGCCTTGATTCTGCTTTAATTGGTAGTTCAACTATTCTGACCAATAAGTCAGGTTTTCTCGCTTTGCGTAAGGTTAAGAATGCCATGGGTGATTACTTAGTTAAACCGGATGTTACGCAGTCAGCATTTACTTTCCAGCTTGACGGTCATCCGATTAATTGGGTTGAAGATACTTGGTTACCAGATGTAGCAACTGGGACGCATCCATTTTACTTTGGTAATTTCAAAGAACTAGTTACGATTTTTGACCGTCAGCAAATGCAACTGCTGACTTCGACACAAACTGATCGGGCCTTCAATCGTAATCAAACAGCCATTCGTTCAATTGATCGTTTTGACACACAATTAGTGGATGATGAAGCAGCTGTAATTGGCTCATTCTCGGCTATTGCGGATCAAACGGCTAACTTTACTGCTGCCCCAAAATCATAGCCCCGAAGGTCGGTGAGGCCGTAGTAGGGGAAGCCACACTTTAAATTAACAAAAGTTAAGTCGCCTAAGAAATACACAGTACCTAACGGGGCGGCGATAAGGAAGTGATGAGATGGCAGATAGCGTTGTATCAGTGTCAGACGTCGGCAACATGATGAACTTAGACATTGACGATTCTGATACGCTCATGAGCGCCTATATTGACGCGGCTGAACAGTATGTTAAAAACGCCGTGGGCACGGATATCACTACTTTCTACACGGATGATAGCACAAGTGTACCGGCACTATTTAAAGTTGCCGTGATGTCACTAGCAGGCACGTATTATCAGTATCGGATCGCGATGTCTGATACGCAAACGTATGATATTGACCTCACTTTAAATAGTATTATCGGTCAACTCCGCGGTCTTTACGCACAAGCATATGAGGAGGCGCACCCGGATGACCAAACGAATTCTACCCAGTCAGTTTAATAAAGTAGCTCAATTTGAAAAGCAAGGTAATACCACCACTGGTGCTGGTGTCAATATTCCAAAACCTCAGTTTGCTTTCACGTTGCATTACGCTCCTGTAACGCGGTCGTTAACCCAGCAGTATCTAGCGCAGCAGGTTTCTAATGCAGACACAATTGTGATTGCCATTAGGCATAATCCTAAAGTGAGTCAAAACATGTTGGTCAAGATTGACGGTACGGAATATGAGATATCAAGCCTTAGTGCTAACGATCAATTTGATATTAATGCTTATGATTATTTGACATTGACTGCCAACAAAAAAGTAGGTGCTTAATATGGCAGAGACTAAAGATATGGCCGATCAACTAGGCGATTGGTTAGAGATGATTCATAAGAACGCGGTAGATATCAACGTTCTACGACGAGCAGAGATTACGAAAGCAGGGGCCGAAGTGTTCGAGAAAGAACTGGAAGCAGTCACACGTGACAAACATTATTCTAGCCATGACGATAAGGTCTATGGGCATATGGCGGATGGAATCTCTTACATGAACAGTGATATTGATGGCACTAAGAATGGCAAGTCGACAGTCGGGTTCAAAAATCGTTACCACGGCATGAATGCGATGCGGCTGAATGATGGTACTAAGTCGAGACCAGGGGATCACTTCGTCACGAATTTAATCAATGATGAGAAAATTCAGGAAAAGGTACTTCAAGCTCAATTTGATAAGTATCAAGAGCTGTTAGATAAAGAGAAAGAAGATGGAATCTAGTGTTAGCGACGCTACGCGCCAAAGGGGTAATTGATAGTGCTAATTACGGCCTTACCACCTACACCAACAATTTACCGACCACGGAAGTCGAAAACACGGATGACACCATTATTCTAGTAACTGATGTAAGTACCAAGCCAGAATTATATGGCAATGCTGAGATTAACGGTTTCTTTCAAGAAGTAGAAGTTCAAGTATTTTACAAATTGGATAATGACGATCCGAGTGACTTTGAGGCTTGTTTGATTAAATTATTTAAAAATAATAATTGGTCGGTTGAAGATATTCACCCGCACACCGTGGACCCCAAGACGTATCAAATGTCTGCGGCCTTTTATTTTGGCTATTTAGAAATAGAAAATTAAGAAAAGAGGAAGTTAAATGCTATTTGATGGTATTGCAGGTGCTTTTTTGGCACTTAAAGATAGTGATACAAATAAACTGATTGCAGATGCTACGAAAGGCTTATCTGCTAATGGTATTTACGAATTAGACCATTCAGCTTTGGGAGTTGCAGAGGCTAAAATTACAGGGCTCCAAGGTAAGCAAGCCCAAATTACTGGAAATAATACAATTCAGTACGTTTACAGTGATCCCACGGCCCCAACAGTAGCTCTGACAGTGAATGATTTGCCAATCGACATTGAAAATAAATTGACCGGAGTTTCGGCTTCCGGATTAGGCTACGCTGATGACGGGTCGGTGCCACTGGGAGCGGTAATTGTTAAAGTACCTAGTTTGCGGATGCCGGGAGTCTTTGTTTATTATGCTTTCCCGAGTGGCTCGTTTACTCTCGGTGATCCAGACTTCAAGTCTGATGATACATCGAAAAAGAACATCACCACGGATGCGTTAACCTTTGCAGCCATCACGGATGATAACATTGGCGGGAAGTTGTATAAAACCTTCCTTAGTACGGCTGATGGGTTTAGTGAAGATGCGATGTTCAAGGACTTATTCCCGGATTATGTAGCGGCATCAGACCCAAAACCGTAGCCCCGAAAGTTGGAACTGCGCTAGTAGGGGACGCAACGTTAGCTGAAACACAACAATAAAATAAATAGGAGGATTTTTATTATGGCTTTTAACCCAATTACATGGAAAGACGGCGACACAATTACCGCTGATAAACTAAACGGAATGGTGTTCAATTTTAGTGATACTGATATTCAGTCTGGGGCAGCATTAACGCAACCGGAAGGCACCTTAGTGTTAGATGTTAAGGGCGATTTATACCAGTCTCAATCCGGCAAGGCAGTATTATTAGGATCATTTGTAGGCCCGAAGGGAGACGCTGGTGATCCTGGTAAAGATGGTAGTGACGCCAAACAAATTAAAGCAGGAACATTGAACGAAGACAAAAATGGGGTTCTTACGGGGGCAACGGTTACCTTTACAGATAATACTACCCTGGACTTCACGATTAACAAAGCCACTGCATAGATTAATATCTAAGTCGCCTGAGAAAGTCACAATACCTAGTGGGGCGGCTTTTTGTATACATAAAATTTAAAAATGGAGTGATTAAACATGGAAATTTATATTAAGCAGCTACATCACAAGTACCAAGTAAAACAATCTAACAAGAACATGCGCAAGGTTTACACCACCCAGCTAAAGATGGCTAAAGTCAATGATATTAACAGCAAACCGGTAGAAGATCAAATTCAAGAGGCACTAGAATTAACGGACGCCCTAGTTAATTTTGTCAAGGAAGTGCTTAATCTCAAAGGTAAGTATGCAGACATGATTGAGGATCAAGAATCCGCAGAAACTATTGAGATTGCTTCATACATTTGTCAAAGAATCATGGGACTAACTGACAAGCAAATCGAAGAGGGAGCTAAAGAAGACCCAAAAAAGTAAATTGGCATGAACGAGTCCATATTTTGCAAGATAAAATAGAGGATTCAGATTATGCCGAGCAGCAAGCACTAATTCAGCTCCATTGGGGTACCGATCAATATGAAAGTGAGGACTTCTTCCGCATGGGTGAGGTTCTAGCAGCTCGTAAGCCAGAGGATCGGCCCCAAGATCCGTTGGACTTTTTATCAAACTAGAAAGGAGGTGCTCACTAAATGGCAAAAGTAACCAATGTAATGGCGACTGAAATGGCTTTAGATGTCATGAAGGCTTCTACTGATCTAAAGGCGTTAACTCAGGTGGTTTCAGCTAATCAATCGGCATGGAAAGCGCAAACGGCGGCATTAAAGTCAGCTGGTGACTACGTAGGTGCATACGAGGCTAAAGTAGAAGGACTTGGTGATTCCATTAAGGCCCAAGGAGCTAAGCTGGACGCTTTAAAGGATAAGCAATCCGACTTGGGACTGGAAACATCCAAAGATGCGCAAAAGTTTGTTGAGTTAAAAGATAAAATTGATGAACTAAAGAGTAAACAATCGGATTTAGATCAGACAACTGATGAAGGCAAATCAAAGTTTAAGGAACTTGGAACACAGATTTCAGAGTTGACTGAACAACAAGACAAGTTATCACCAGCTACAGTTAAGCTCGCGGAAGACTATGAAAAATATCAACGACAAATCAATCAAACGGAAGCTCAAATTGTATCATTAAAGGCACAACAAGACCGTGCTAAGGATTCATTAGACTATCAGAAATCCGGTCTGGTAGAAATTCAACAGGCATATGAAAATAACAATAGAGTTATGCAGGCACATGTTGAACGTTTAAAAGCCGAAGGAAATGAAGATGAAGCTAACCGCACCAAGCTTAACGGTCTAACCGAGGGCCTTGGCAGGCTTAACGAAAAATACGATTTGCAAGTAGCAGAATTAGAACGGCTTGAATCAGCACAAAACAAAGATAACGAAGCGATAGCTAATCAAAAAATACGTGTTGATGAAACGGCGACTGCTATGGCTAAGGCTAAATCCGAGACTAATGAGTTACGAGAATCGATGGGAAAGCAACCCAATGCCTATTTTTTGAGTATGCGGGATAAAGTGCTTCAACTCAAAACGGCCGAGGAAGCGACTGCTAAGCAGTCCCGCCATCTCGGTGACATTATTAAAGGGAGTTTTCTTGGTAACACGTTAAGCAATGCTTTTGGTATGCTCACTTTTGATATTGGTGAAACGGTTAAAGCTGGTTATGAATCAGCCGAAGTCGCTACTGAAATGAGCGAAAAATGGAAGAATATGGGTGCCTCAACGAGCAATGTTAATTCGTTAGGATTAGCTGTTAAATCGCTCAAAGAGAACACTAATTTATCAGCGACTGCTGTTGGTAATTTAGTTACTCGTTTTTATTCGACTACAGGTTCAGTTCAGCAAGCAAAAGCACTGTCTAAAGGAGTTGGGAGTTTATCTGATCAACTCAAATTGAGCCAGAGCCAATCAGATGCCTTTGCTAATGGTTTGTCTAAGATTGAATCGGCAGGTACAGTCACTAGTAGTAGTTTAGGGAGGCTTGAAAAATCAGCGCCAGGCTTAACCACCGCCTTGCAAAAGGCTAGTGGTATGTCACAGCAAGCATTTTCTCAACTGGTATCATCAGGTAAGATGACTAGTACACAATTTAACCAGATACTAACGAAAGCTTCTAAAGACTATAAAGAAAATAGTGCTGAATTTGATAAGTCATCTGCGGGTGCTATGAAACACATGCAACAAACTTGGGCTGATACACGGCAAGCACTGATGAAACCATTAGTTGAAACATCTGCTACTGGGTTAACTAGCCTTAATAAAGCGCTAAACAATAAGCAAACTCAAGCGGGGGTAGAAAAGCTTGGTGAAGGGATTGCCAAATTAGCGACTAAGACAGCTGTTCTAATTGATTTTATGGCTAAGCATCAAACGGCTGTAGCGACCTTCGGTAAGGCGTTAATTGGTGCCTTTGCCGTTAAGAAGGTCATGAGTGGTGTAACAGCATTTAGCTTAGGGCTTAGTCGCATGGTGATTGCATTAAAGGGTTATACAACTGCAGCCGAGACTACTGCAGTAACTCAAAAAGCGTTAAATGTTGCTATGAAAGCCAATATATTTATTGCCGTGGCTTCTGCAATTGTTGCGATTGGTGTGGCACTAGTAGAACTGTACAAGCACTCCAAAACTTTCCGAGATGCCATGAATAAGCTCGGCAATACACTTAAAAACGTCTTTACAGGTTCAATTAAGTGGGTTGCCGAGTGGGGCAGAAATATGAAAAAAGGTTGGGACGAGGCCAAGACAGCTACGTCAAAAGGTGTCAAAGATGTTGGCGGATTCATTAGTAATTTAGCAACTTCTGCCGGGAAAAATCTGTCGAACTTATGGAATGGAACTAAATCAACATTCAGGAATGGTTGGACCGACGTAACCAATGCATCTAAGTCTGGCGCTCATAACGTTGGTAATTGGTTTGGCAATATGGCTAACGACACCCGCAAAACAGCTGTTAAGATGTTTAATGATCATAAAGCAACGTTTCGATCCGGTTATGATGTGCTGAACAGTTTCACACAAACTTGGCATGATGTAACGACTGGAAAATGGGGCAAGGTTGGTACTGACCTTAAAAACATTTCTAACTCAATCAAAGCGTTCGTTCACAGTATTTTCTCAGACATGTATAACAAGCTCAACGACATGACTGGTGGACGTCTGGGCGACATGGTCAAATGGTGGCAGGATAAAATGAAAGCCATTGGTGACACTGTGTCAAACGCCAAAACTTCTATTCATAAACACTTCGTGGACTTGGTTAGAGACATCATTAAGCCATTTAACGATATGCTGTCGGGATTAGAAAAAGGCATTAATTGGGTACTTGATAAGGTTGGCGCAAGTAAGATTAGTGGCGACTGGTCAATTCCTATGCCTAGTTACGCTCAAGGAACTAAGGACACTCATCAAGGTGGCTTAGCACTGGTTAATGACGGCAACGGTACTAATTATCGTGAAATGTACCACTTGCCAAATGGGCAAATCGGTATGTTTCCAGCTGTAAAAAATATGATTGTACCCTTGCCTAAAGGCACTAGCGTGTTAAACGGTGATAGTTCTGCACAATTAGCCAAGGCGATGCATTTACCAGGCTATGCCAGTGGTGTGGGTGACTTCTTTAGTGGGCTCTGGAATGGTGCTAAGGACGTCTTAGACGACACCGAGGATATCTTAAAGAAGCCAGCTGAGTTCATGGAATCATTATTTAATCATTTCTTAGGCAACACTTCTAGCAAGATCAGCCTAGCAAATGATATTCTGACTAGCTTTCCGAAGACATTAGCCAATGATGCGGTTAAATGGGTTAAAAAAATGTTTAATACGTTAAATAATACCTTAGACAGTAATGCATCAGGCCCTAAAGCTACAGGGGACCATTTGCATTGGCTCAAGCAAGCTGGTGTTCCTGATTCATGGACTAGTTCGATGTCATGGCTTATCAATGCCGAATCGGGATGGAATCCACATGCACGCAATGGGTCATCAGGAGCGTATGGGATTCCACAGTCATTACCTGCAAGCAAGTTAGCAAGCGCTGGCAAAGACTGGAAAGATAATCCCATTACTCAAATTAAGTGGATGGTGAATTATATCAAAGGTCGTTATGGTACAGCAATGGCGGCTGAATCATTCCATAAACGTGTTGGACGGTATGCCAACGGCGGAATTGCCACAACACCAAGTATCTTTGGCGAGGCTGGTGCCGAAATGGCCATTCCGTTGAATACGATGTCAAGTTCGCGAGCTTGGCAATTATTAGGCCAGGTTGTTGATTACTATCGTGGTGGTGGCACCAACTCCACAAATGTTACAACAAATAATGCCGACGTAGTTGCTGAACTAAAATCAGTTAAGTCCTATCTAGCTGCTTTGGTTGGTTTAGGGACTGACCAGATTGCCGCTACAAAAGGAATTGTAGGATATGACGAGAATGTAGCATATCGAAAGACGGCGACAGATCAGGGCATAGCCAGTTTTCAATCATTCAGTTAGGAGGTGGAATTGATTGCTAAAACCAACAATGTATTTACTGCCACCAGGAAGTGATACTGAAATTAGTTGCGAGAATGTTACTAGTGATTTTCACTTTCTACAAGATGATAGCGATTCTGTGCTAACAAACACTTACGGTACTGATGACGGCTTAGACGGAGCTGCATACGCTTTTCAACAGCGAGCACAAAATGTGGTTAATGCGAAGTTTGTACTCAAGTATACTGATTGGTATGACTATCAGATGAAGAAACATACGCTGGCGAAGTTCTTTGCGCAAAAAGGGTTATATCGAATTCGAACCGATACCGAACCCGCCATTGTTAAATATGCCTATGCGGGTAATTTTACGGTGGCTCCGACACAAGATCGGTCAAATTATGCGCTCATAACAATCCCCTTCGATAATCCGAGCGGCTTAAAATACTCACTAGGCTATTCAGATGATGTGATGGATTATGATAGTGGGCTATGGCAAATGGGCATGAATCTCCCCATGAATCGGTCACTTCAATACGAATACAACGCGACCAGGTCATTTCAAATTTATAACGCTAGTGACATTACCGTGGACCCAATACAGCATCACGACCTACAGGTCATCGTTAAGAATACGACTGGTCAAGTTAGGATTGAGAATACAACAACGGGGAACTACGTAGCCTATAACGGAACGTTAACCACTACGGATCAACTCGTGTGGGACGGGG